AAGATTTTAATTTTACTGAATTATATTGATTATCATATGCCACTCCTCCCGGCACTACAATAGAACCATCTTTAAATATATTTGATCCAAAAGTTTCTATCTGATTTTGAAGCAAACTTTGGGAAGTCGTTAATTCCCTAGCTTGTACTGGGTATCCTGGTTTATATAATACCTTATAAAAATTATTCTCAGAATCGAAATCATCATAATATGGATTGATATTTAAATTAGTTTTTTGTGCCATCTTTTTTGATTAGAATTCCAGAACAATTTTTACGTCTTCTTTTTGTCTTAAGTCTCTTTTGACTGTAGTACGATTGCTAATGTAAATTATTTCTCCCGTCTTTTTATTTATCTCAGGTTCTGCAACGCCATTAGTATATGAAACACCTAAATTGACTATTTTATTATTTGATGTCGTTGTTATACCAGATAAAGTAGTATCTAAAGCTTTGACTTGATCACCTGAAGGATATTTGAATGTGATATTTCCACCAGATGAACTAATCTTTAGTACTTTAGATAGAGAAGAAACCTCTATATTATCAGATTGATCTTGACCATTAGCATAAAACAAAGATCTATCTTGAAAATATTTCACAATCTTTGTATCTTCGTCATATGATGCTACATATCCTCTTGCAATGTTAGAATCACTGCCTTGTGTTATTTTAACTCCAACATGAACTTTGTTGACATCCAATTCTTCAGAAATTTTAAAAGAGTCTAGTGAAGAAAATTCATTTGCTGTATGTAAATCACTAGAAGAATTTTTTAAAGGATTTTTTAAAATTCCAACTTGAGCAAAAGAGGTATCCACAGGATAATCTTTTGTAGAATCATCAAATCTAGCATATATTAAAACTTTGTCGGCACCAAGTTCTTTATAAAGATCATATCCATGTCCTTTAGATGGAGGAATAATTGGAATTAATTTACCGAGACCACCTTGTCCTGTTTGAATTGGAGATAAATCGACAATACCATAAGTATAACCATATCCCCCAGAAACAACTTTAGTACTTGTTATCTGTCCAGATCTATCTACGGTAACACTGACTTTTGCTTCTTCTCCATCACCTAAAATATTGCAAGTTTGTGTTTGAGGACCAGAATAATTACTACCACCATCTTCTATGTAAACTTTTTTTATTTGATTTTTATTAATGTCAGAATTTCCGGCATTCCTAATATTTTTAATCTGAGCATCTGTCGATGTAGACCAATTATTTGGCAAAACCATATATTCAATCGAATCAACTTTTATAATATCGCTGGGAGAAACGGTATACAAATATTTCCATGTGTATCCATCAGATAATGTAATTGGTTCAACATCAGTAAAATTTGGTTCAATACTAGATACTTCACCTTTTGCACTAGTTGTTCCTGATTTTCCGGTAGAACCATTATCTATACAAATATAAACTTGAAAATCACTATTAATTACATAATACTTAGATCTATATAAATTTGAAGTGCTTGAATTGGGTGCTTCAAAATTGATATTATAATCATGACGATACATATCGTATCTTGTGTTTGTTACCCAAGTATTTTTCTTTACAACTCTCCTAATGTTAGTTGAGTTAATTTTTTTACCAAACATCATAGTATCTTTATAATGAGTTTGATAATCAAAATTATCTATGGGATTTGAAGGCCAACCAGTTGTTGTTCTTCCAAATCCAACAGAAATTGGATTAGGTAATCCTAAAAATACATAATAAGAATTACTAGTATTTAAAACAGAATCTATAAAATTATTTGCATTATCAATTCTAAATTGATCTGTTACTACAGCGGACATATGAATAGCTTTTTAGATATTTATAATGCTACTTTTATAAAACTTCTTCTCTGAAGAGTTGGGAATGATGATAACCCTGAATTGATAGTAAATCCAGTTACTCCGATGCTAATAGGAGATGAATTTCTTATTCCCGTCACAATTCCAACAGAAAATCTTCCGATCGGATCTGTAGTGTATCCAACAGATTCTGGAATATTATTAATATCAGTTCCAGAATCTATTTGACAAGTTATAATTCCAGTAAATGGGCTAACAACACCACTCTGACTAAATTCGCTTATAACATATATGTTGTTCAAACAAGTAGTCCCAATTCCAACAATATTAGAATCTCCACCATCAACTGAAGTAACACCAATTCCAATCTCAGTATCGAAGATGTATATGGGATTACCTGGAACAAAAATAGACATATCGAACGATTCAGTACTAATTCCTGTAAATTTAATTGCCAATTGAGATCCAGAAACTGTTGTTCCTATACCAACAATTATCCCAGAATTGCCACTAACTGTAGAAATACCTGTTATAATTTCTTGATTAAAACTTGGTAATGTTAGTATAACATTTGGTGGTTCTGTTTGGGTATATCCAGAACCTGGATTTGTAATTGATGTGCCATTAATTGTACCAGAAGATGAAACTGTAACTGTTGCTGTGGCAGTTGTTCCGTAACTAACTATGAAGGGGTCATTGTCTGTTCCTGCACCGGTGATATTATTAAAAGGATTTCCAATTTTTAAAACCGGAGCAGTTGCATTTGGATCATAACCACTTCCACCATCTTCAATAGTTAAACTTGTTATTGTACCAGTAGAAGATACCGTTGCTGTTATTGCTGCTGCAACAGGATCATCCTTCCCAGAAATAATAATGGCACTAATAGATAAATCATTACCACCATTATCACTTTCATTTTCATAATCAAAAAATCCAGAAGCATTATCAATAAAAATTTTATTGTCTGTTGTATCAACATCTGAAATAATTTTTGCCGTTGGAAAAATTCTAGATTCTAATGATTCTCTAGTTTTACTAATAACAGTACCATCAATGACTCTATCATATTTTTGTTTGAATACTGATATTGGTTTAAAATCTTCAGTAATTCCAATTTCAGTGTAAGGATTTGTCCTTATTCTGTCTGATAGAGTAAATCTGGATACAGATCTGTTTTCTTGCCCTACCACTTGAACTTCATCACCAAGTTCTATTGGTTTTTCATCTGCATCTGCCTTTACAGAATCTTCACCATCAGTTCCTTTATAAAAGAAAATATGAATATCATCATCTGGTTCTGGAGCTACTGCGAATTTAATTGATGTACCTCCTATAAATTCATAAGATTCTCCAGGTTGTTGAATAACTCTATTAACAAAAATTAAAAGAATTGGATTCAAATCAACCTCAAAATTATCATTACTCTCTATACTGATTGTTTCATTGTTATACTTTAAGGGAAATCTGGTTCTAACTCCATTTTGTAAAGATTGTATTGAATCAATATAATCAAGTTCTCCGAACTGCCACAATGCAAAATTATCGTTAAATGTGTCCACTACTTCAAGTTCAAATCTTGATATGAGGGTTTTTAATTTTCTAGATGTAACTAATCCAACTGGTTCAACTTTATCTCCTGGTAAGAAAGAATAACCATATCTGTTAATATTAAATTCAGAAATTTCAAAAAGTTCTGATCCAATTCCACTAAAATCATTACTCGGACCAACTTTTACATCTAAAAGTAATCCGGTGCCAATTCCTGCTCCTGTAATAGTTCCATTTCTTCTAAAAATAGTATTAACTCTAAGATTTTCATATGATGGTTCTGATACAAATATTTCGGGAGGGGAACATTTTGTATATCCAGAACCTCCATTTTCAATAGTAAATTGAAGTCTTCCTCCAGAATGTGCTGGAGCTGTTCCTACATAAGCAGTAAACGTATGTTCATCAACATATGTAATCGCAGTCGATACACCAGAAATAGGATCAGAACTTCTAGGATATTTGTGCTGAGTAGAATAATTATCTTGAGCACAAGTAAATGTTAGAGATTCATCCGCAATGGATATAAGAGTTCCATCACTAAGTCCATGACCTGAAGAGGTAACTGATAAAATACCTGTTTGTGGATTATATGTGGTTCCAGTTTGTGCTTCGACAGAAAATATTGGGTCTGATCCCACACTACTAATTCCTCCAGTCGTAGCAGTTATAAATTCATATGTGTTAAATCCAACAGGAGATGCTGTAATAGTTGCTATATTACCGCTATGTCCGGATTTATATACTGTAACTGATATCCCTACAATGTCATTGTATCCAGAACCAAAATTAAGATCTCCATAGTATGGTGTGGCAGTTCCTGGTCCACCAACATAGTAATGAATTAATGTGCTAATTCCGGCATTAACTTCAAAAGTGGTTGAATTTATAATTCTTACTACAGAATATTCTCTTTCTCCGCCTGTAGGATAGGTTACAATTCCGGGTCCAGAATTGCAAGTGAATTCTAATCCAACTAATCTAACTTCATCATTATTCTGATTTAAAACTAAATTATGATCAGTAGTAGTCGTTACTGATAAAATTCCTGTTACATTATTATATAATGCTGTAGATATTGAAACCGCACATCCTGTGGTTGCAATACCTACTACACCAGTAATAGATCCTGCATCAGACACTATAGGACGTATATTTGCGCCAACGAGAGGTGCATAACCCAATCCAATGGATGATCCTATGGTAACTGGAACTCCTCCTCTGGGAAACTGATTTACATTAACGTCCACTTCATCAATATAATCAGTTGAAGCAGCACTCACATACATACCGGTAAATTTAACTGTTGTTATTCCGGCAGTTTCATCTTCTATAATTTGATAGTTTTGATTTGGATTATTATCAGTTTCTGGTGTTTGGAATATTCCATTTATGAATAATAATCCATTACCACCACTAGTGCCAATACCAGTTGTATTAGCTCCACCAACAGTTAATATAAATTCCGATGTTATTCCTGTAAATTGATTCGATATATCATCGTAAATAAAATTAGATTGATAATTATTTCTTAAATATGCTCTTCCTGTAAATGTAGATCTTGAAAATGGTATTCCATTTTCATCTTCACCTTGAGGATTTCCTCTAGGTGCTTCAATGAAATTGACTTTACTATCAAGAATATTGTAGTTTCCTTTAAAGAATTTAACAGTGCTTCCTTCAGAATGATTTGTTGAAGAACTTCCAACAGATCCTCTCTTTACACTTACTAGATTAAATGTTCCTATTCCGGGAGTGATAGGACCTAAAGATGATGTTCCGATACCAACATTGTCAACTCTCATAAATTCATCATCAATTTTTAAAATGTTTAATACTGTCACCGAGGAAATACCACTCAATGAAAATATTGATTGAGTTGTCCCTATACCAACACTACCATTATTTTGTAATGTATGAGTTAATCTAGTATCCGTCAAAGGATATTGAACAATTCCATCTATAGAAATCAATGCTTTTTCATTTGATTTCAACATTTCAAGTGTATGAAAATTACCTTCACCAAATGATGTTATAGTTACTCCCAATCCAAGATTTGCCTTTGATTTTGTTGTAGCAATACCAAAATTATCGTCATCAATTCTAATTGCAAATACATTTGAAGTTAAAATTCCAGTATTTGTTCCATCATCATATGTCATTGGTGTAGATCCTACACCAACAAATGTTGATTTTGGAGTATACTTTAATTCTTCTCCAGTTCTAAAATAATGATCTACTATGTTAAATGTAGTATAAGCAATACCAGATGAACTTGGTACGATTACTGAAGATGGATTGAATGATTTTTTAAATATATCTACATTATTGTGCTTAAGATCAAATTGAGTTTTATTTATTCGGTTTCCATTAATAGCATTATATAATTTTAAATTAACAGTTTCATTGATATTACCATAACTTAAATTTGTAGGTTCATTATTTAAATCTATCTCTTTATAAAAAACTTGATTAAATGCCTTCAATGTTGCTATGCCAACGGTGTCTTCTGGGTGAAAATTGATAGTAAAATCACTGGATGTATATACTGCACCAAAAGTTCCCATTCCTACCGAGTATTCATTTTCCGAATCGGGGGTATTTGATAAGAATTGTGATTGTTGTAGATATGCATTGTCTCCATCATGAATTGCTGTTATCTGATGTAAAACTGTTGATGAACCAATACTTACTTCTACATTACATTTAATGGCATCATAAAGTGTTGAACTTCCTGTAAACACCGTAGTTGTTCCTACACCAACTCTATATACTGCTTCATACCTTGCACTTCTTTCATCGCCTGGGGATTGTATAGGTGCCAAATATCTATATCCACCATTTCCCAAAGAAGTTGTACCAAACCCAACTATTTTAGAATTCACTGAGATGGAATCACTAGTATCATTTTCATATTTAAAGATTATATTTCCATTACTGATTGTAGCAGTAGAAATTCCAATCTTATTAGATAAACTATTTCCGGTATCAACAAAATACTCGGAAAATTGTGCATCAGTTCCATCATGTGTTACATAAGTTTCAACATAATTAATTTGTTTCGTAGCAGTATTAGTAACTTTACTAGTAATTAATAAAGATTTAATTTCATCTACACTTGATGAAAATATTGTTGATGCTGTTCCAGAAGATATAGATTTATTTGATGATGTTAAATTTATAAAACCAAAAGTTGTTGTCCCAATACCAGATATTGGAAAAACATCCGTCTTAATATATTTTAAATCGTAGTCAATATCATATGGATTATTTGGGACAAATCTTAAATGAGTCGAAACATCAGTTTCTTGTATAAAATAATTACCAAATGTATCTTCAGAGAAAGTTGTATATCCAATTCCAGAATTTATAAGTTCGGATTTATTAAATAATGTTTGATCATTGCCATTAGATAACAAAACAAATTCCGAAAGTTGAACTTGATTGCTAGTATTACCATTACTATTAATTCTTACTAGATAAGTTTCGTATTGTTCAAGTGTACTGATATTGTCAATATTTAAAAATAAATCTGGATCAGATTCTAAATTTGAGAATTGTTTATTAATATTATCTATTGTTATGACATTATTTGTTTTGCAATCAATATAATCAACAAATCTAGTATTTTTAAATTCTAAAAAATTAGAAATGTCTGATAAATTATCAACATCTCTTGCAGAATCAATTCCCCTAATAACATCAACTCTTTGCTCATCAAATACATCATTTATTATTAATGTTGTATCTGAAGAACCAATCCCTATAATAGGTGCAGTATCAGAAATTTGAGTATCGGAAAAATTCTTTAGTCCTGAAGTATGAACAAGTCTATTTACAGGTGACTTAATGTCTTTCCATGTTTGAGAACTTTTTACAGAATATGAAAGATTCTGATAATAATCATTATCGGAAATAAATTGATGATCTAAACTTAACATTCCTGTAGAATTATCCCATCCAAAATTCTTCTCATAAGAATAATCAACTTCAAAATTTCCAGTATTTTCAGTAACTTTTACTACTGTTCCTTCTGTTAAAGAACTATTTCCTCTTATAGTTTGATTAACTAATGGAACATCTTTTCCAAAAATTACAATTTTTCCTGGTGATTTTTTGATTACTTTTAAATCCTTTTCAACTCCATTGATACTTAAATTTTCTCCAATATCAAAATCTGCAGATTTCAATACAATGGTGAAAGAAGGATAATCATTTTCATGAATTAACCTTCCATATCCATCAGTATTTGTAATGGCTATGCCAGTATTAGTAGTTAATCCAACTAAATCAAAAGTTACCTTGAATGGATCTGCGTTATCTATACTACTTACATTTAATAGTTGATATCCATAATTTTCAGAGTTAAATCCATCACCATCAGATCCAATCTTTCTTATTCCTTCAATATAAACTTTATCATTTGGTAAGAATGGTGCCGCACCAAACCCGTTAACTGGTGTAATTAAACGACACGTAAATGCAGTTCCAGCATTAGATTCAACTTGGTCTATAGTAAATCCATTATTATTGTTAATTGCTCTGATAATAGCATTATTATTAGATATTCCTTGTGGTTTTTCTAAAACATTAACTCTAGATATGGAAGAAGTTTCAAAAACTGGTTCTAAAAAACCACTATTAATTTTAGTATTAGTTACAGAATCAATTATTATTAAATCTGGTGAAGAATAGTAATTAGATCCAGAATTATCTACAATAACAGAATCGAAAGTATTAGAATTTGATACTTCTATTAATGTAGGTAATAATGCTTGAGGCTCTAAAGTCTTATCAGTTGGATATATGTAATTATCCGTAACAATTTCTATTTCATTAATGTTTCCAATTTCATTTGAAGATGGTATAACTAAAGCATTTTTTGCTATAGTTGATGATGATCCAACATAAGATGGAAGTTTTTTATATTCAAATCCTCCTGATATGATGTTAATGTCATCAATTTTTCCAATAGCATTTTTTGAAGTGGTGCTATAGACTAGCGAATCACACTCAGATTGATTATATGAATTTTTTTCTGGTGAATCATTCAGGTAAATTTTAAAGGTTGTATCTCCAATACCAGACACTTTATATGATCCATTATATAAACTATCGGTAAATAAAATTCTTGAATAATTTTTTACATCAGTATCTGCTGTACTAATATATCCAGACTTCTCAATATTGTAGAATAACTCTTTAGGGATATTATTATCGCCAGAGATTGTCAATGAAGCATTGGTAGAAACTCCAACAGTTCCTATACCAGATATTGATAATGAGTCTGTTTTTCCAGTAGAAACAAATTCATTTTTAAATTCTTTATCGTAATAAATTTTAAATTCGTGTCCAGATAAAGAGGAGTCTGATAAATCAAATACGAGATTATTATTTTTTGTAACTTTAATTTCAGGATTAATTAAAGACAACGTTCCAGAACTAGAACTAGTAATATCTACAAATTTAGGAGAACTCGAAATAGCATCAATGTAAGAATGAGTTAATTTAATAATATCATCGTCAACCTTATAAACATAATAAGAGTTGAAGAACGTTCCACTTTCATACCTCACTCTGTCACCAGTTTTTAAACCATGATTTGTCGAAGTAAGTTGATCAGAATTTGCATCACTAGTAAAAGATATCCGTTTTAAATCTAAATGATTGGTACGATCACTTCTTATCACAGAAACTGATGTTGATGTTCCAATACCAACAGAAATATTTGGAACAATTTTGAGATCGATTTGATCATTATCTAAAAGTCCATGAGAAGTAGATACAGATACCGTTGCCTCTATTCTTTTAACAGTAGTTGTTACAGGAGTAAATGTTGTTTCAAATAAGTAGGTATCTTTATCTCCTCCATTACCACCGTTAATATCAACAAAATATACTTCTGATGATCCTATACTAGTTTTAATTCCAATAACATCTTTTGATTTACTGACCGCAAATAAATTTGTCGGTAGTAAAGTTGCTGTTCCTCCAGGATCAACAGAATATCTAATGTCTCCACCACCAGATCCTGCAGTAAATTTAATTTTTTGATTTGTCTTAAAAGGATGATTTTCTAAGTAAATTCCTTTTGTAGGTATCTGTCTGGTTATATTTGAATTTCCAAAAGTAAACGATGTTGTAAATCCTGTTCCTGTAGTAGATCCAATACCTACAGATTCACTAGCATTAAAATATACTTTTTTATTTGGATTAGATTCAAAGAAAGGAAGATTTTCATCAAGAGTAAAGTTTTTTGTGTTATATTGAACTATTGAAGACTCATTATGAGAAATATCTGAATATTCTCTTTGAATTCTAAGGATATTTTTATTTTCAAATACATTCAAAACTGTCAGTGTTTCTGTTCCAATACCAATTGTAGATCCGGCAGAAACAAAATTTGGTATGGTGGAAACATAAATTTCTGTAGTTGCAGCACCAGATGAAATAGATGATATTGTTCTTGATATGGAAGTATCAACAACATTTATTCTGTGATATTTTTCTATGGGTTTTAATGAGTTTGTAGATATTCCTGATAATGCCACATAATCATTTGATTTGAAATCATGTTCTGTATTTGTTATGACAGATACAAAATTACCATTCCAAGTTAAGGTTGAGTTTTCATAAATTTCTTCAGATGTATCTATTGTATTGATTGTTTCTCCTTTTATTGAAGAAACTTTTGCATTTAAACCACTACCATCAGTATTGGTGTTGTCAAAATTTAGTTTGTCTCCAACTTTAAAACTACTTCCAGCAGATACAATTGAAATATTTTGAATACTTCCGGAAGAAATTGAATCTATAACTATTTCTTGTCCATCTTTTTCATCAATAAAATCATTTCTTCCATATTCTTCTGATATTTTATATGGAAAAGTATTTCTTTTTAGATTTGAATTATTAAAATCATATGATTGATCAAAATTAATTTGATAATTCTCTTTTATGATATTAGATCTAAAGGTATTTCCTATAAAATATGGAAATGTGGGTCTATTTTCAGTATTTGAATCTCCTACAGTTGCATGATAGGCATAAACACCATTTGGAAACTCTTTATTTCTCTCATATCTCCCATTATGTTCATCTAAATCACCTACTCCAGTGTATCGATAGTCTTCAACAAAAAACCCTTCTTTGAAATCAGATATTGACGGTCTATCCTTAATATAAGTCGAATTTTTTTCATATCCAGATATCAATAATTCTGAAGTTGTAAAGGAATTTGGATCTTTTGATCCAAATGGACCATAAATTGGATTTCCATCATAAGCCCATCCAATAATTCCGGAAATTTTATCTTCTTCTTCCAATAAAAGATCTAGTGTATAACCACAAATTGAATATTTGAGATTATTTTCTTTTGTATCCAACAAAAGTCTATTAGAATCAAAAATTTCATTATTTACTATCGTAAGACTTCTAACCTCTGAATCAAAAACTTGATTTTTTCCAGATGATACAACAGATATTGTTGTATCTGATGAAGAATATCCAATTCCTGCTTTTATAACCTGTACACTGTCTAAACGTTGATTAGATATTACAGCTCTAAGAACGGCACCAGACCCTTTACCTGAAGAATCAGTTATAACTAAATCTGGAGTTGAATAATATTCTTCTCCACCATTCTCTACGTTAACAGAAGTTATTCTACCATTAATGATAATTGGTTTTACCCTAGCAAACTTTCCTGTTTTTACTGTTATTATAGGACTTTTATTATAATTAATAATTGACGATCCATAACCAGCACCTTTATTGTAAATTTGAATATCTTTAATAGATCCCTTAACAACTGGAGTAATCGTTATTGTAGTTTGTCCTATCCCTGCGGTTATTGCAGTAATATTTGCTCGTATTTCAGGATAACTAAATTGTTGATATCCTTTTCCTGTAGAACTCCTGAACTGAATATATTTTTCTCTTTCATAATTTGTAAATATTGTTCCCCCAATACCAGCATCACATACTCTAAATCTATTTGAATCAACTTTCAGAATGTAATAACTATTACTAGTAAATAACTCCGAAACACGTTCTGGAACTGTTGTCCCCAAACCAACGGCAGTTGAATACTCTACTATTTCTCCGGTACTAAATCCATGATTTTCTGAGTAAATCCAGTTATTAGAAGTTGATATTCCTGATGGTTCAACAATAAGTTTTTTATTGGTGTAATTCTTTCCACCATCTATTACCATAATATCTTTTAAAACATTCAAAGGTCCAACCTTCATCTTGTGGATTCCACTATTACTATCTCCAGTAAACTCAATTGTATTAATACCATTTCTATAATCATCAAAGTTTTCGTGTAATTGAATCGCAATATTATTTGACTTGTTAACAACATATGTTGACTTATTAATTAATTTTGTGGATCCATCTCTTATTGAATTAATTCCAATACCTGAATTTAAGTTAGAATCGTAAATAATTTGCTGCCCATCAACAAATCCATGAGGTTCATCAAAGATAATTTGATTTGTTGATGTATTGATTCCTCCACCAGAAGTAGTTGTTCTCCCATCAAACCTAACTTCTCTAAAAGTATTTGTAATTAACGGTTTTAAAACACATCCTGTTCCATTTCCACCAGTAACATCTACAGATATTAATTTATCAATATTATAATTATATGAATCAAAATCAACATAAACATCAACAACAGATCCAGAAACCACTGGATTAACAAGAGCTGTCGATCCTATACCAGAAGAAATTTCTACTTTCGGTGGATTGATAACATCAAATCCTTCACCACCATTTAATACAGTTATTTTTTCTAGAGGTCCATAATAAACTTTATCTAAAGATTTATAATTGCTTATTTCAACACCATTTACTAATAATCCTACTCCACCAGGTTTTGTTTCTTCACTTGATCCATTTTCAATACTAGGATTAATTGGGAACTTTTTAAGTAATTTTTGAGGTCCAACTATATTTGATTTTTGAGAATCGAGTATAAAAATGTGATCATCATCCCCACTAAGTGCTTGCGAAAATGTTAGGTAATTGGATGATCCAATAAGATAATTTGAATTATATAATCTAATCTTTTCTTTACTATCACCAAAAACTTCAACATAATAATTACCAGTTTCAAGACCAACTATTGGAGCCCCTTGTGGTTGATAGAATATTTTCTCACCAGTTCTGAATACAGATGGAGTATTACTACCCATTAATTGTATTACAGAATATTTTCCTGTATTTTCATTATAAGATGTAAGAATTCCACTAGTATTATCAGAAAGATTTATTGATACCCTTTTTGTTTTAATTGTGATGTCTTCTGTAAATGGCAGTCCTTTACCTCTCGTCCCAGAGGGTAAAGAATTTGATGCAACATACGCATATTGATCGTCAAAATACACATTTTGAACATCAGAAATTAAATTATTATTTCCATATTGAATACTAATATTACTATTAGATCCCACTTCTGCTTTACTTAAAACTCTCCTTAAATTATAATCAATCTTTTCATTTAAAACTTCTGTTGAATAATCACCTGATATGATTATCTCATTTTGTCTATCTATTGATTCATCGATATTGACATATGGCGGAACACCATCATTTTGTGGAAATATTACATTATTAGTATCTCTTTCAACAACTTGTACAGCATCTCCAATTTTTAAACTTGATTTATCAACAGGTGCAAATAAATTAAAAGTTGAAGAAGATGCATTTTCAATATAAAAAGATGAACTGGTATTGTAAATCCAAGAATTTGCTAATACCTCTTTACTTGTTTTATTTTGATCTGGATTTATGACTTTATCGCCAAGATTTTTTATAGAAATTGGATCTCCCTGTTCAACTATTACTATTCCGTCCTGAACAAATTTAGATATAACTGAAGAAAATACTAATTCAACTTTTTTAGAAGTGTCTCCATTTTCATATGCATAATAAACATCGCTAGAATAAATTAAATCTTCTTGATTTATAATATTTGAAATATTTGAACAATTTAAAAATTGATTTACTGTTTTATCGGTATAGGTTATACTATTAATTCCTGATCTAATAATACCTGAAGTACTGAATCCAATTGTAGAATCAACAGAAATTACTGTATCATTTAAATTTACTTTTTCTGTAACTTTAGTATTCGGTACAGAAACGAATCTACCTTGAATATCAGAATCTTCATCATATCCAACAAATAATGAAACTTTAAAATATTTTTCATTATTATACAAAAATGGAACTATCTCTGATATAGAAGCATTGATATTTGATCCTTCTTTAAGTAATACTTGTCCCTTTAAATTCTCTGCATTTCCAGATACTATTTTTGCTACAGCAATTTCTCTTCTATTATATTCTGCAAATGAGGGTTTGACTAGTTTTTCCTCCAAGTTTATAATTGAAGGAATTTCGCCAAATAAAACATTGAATAAAATTCTAAAAGATTCATCAGTTCCTTTACTTCTATAAAAAGATTTTATTTCTCTTAAAAAATTTCCAACATTTAAATTGGGTGTAAAAGAACTATTTTCTAATCCTGGCGAAAATGTGTATTTAAATTTTTTATAAAATTCCTTTAAGAATAAAGAACTCAGATTTTGAACGGAAGATCCATTATTATGTTCTGAAGCAGAAGAACTAGTAAAAACTAATTCTTCTCTATTAATATCATGTGCATACGAAGTAATACCGCTAAATCCACGAATACATCCAGTAAAAGAATTTGTCGTTATACCTGTATAAGTAATAATTTCATCATTGATTTTTAATAATCCATACTCTTTTGGAAATCCTTTTGTACTACCTACAATTCCAATGGTAGTATCAGTGGAAGATACTGCCGCAGAAATGCTTGTACTATCAACGATAACTTCAGGTGTTAAATTATCAAGATTTAAATATTGATCTAAATTCTCAGTAAGATCAATTGTTCCTCCTTGATATTCTTGAGAAATATAATATTGCTTTAAAAAATCTACAGTCTTTGGACTTTCGTCCAAGATAAAATCAGGAAGTTGGCTGGATACAATATTTTGTACCTTAATTCTTGTTTCAAATCCCGTCTGTATCATATCAGTTTCTTACTATACTTCCGTTTGAATAACTTGATGTGAATGAATTTTTGGTGAAATCCACCCCCGAAATTTCATCTCCAGATGAAATTAAATCTCTTAACATATTTATTTTACTTTTAGAAACATCTAATGAGAGATATAAATCTTTTAATCCAACAACATCGTTTGATTCTGGTACAGCTTCAATTTCTATAATATTTTCTGGTTTTATTGTAGACGTTATATTAACAGTATAAAGTATAACTTCTCCTTTTTCATAATCAACCTTTCCTGCTGCAGAACTGATTATCTTTGGGTTATTTTCACCCGAAAGTTTTATGATCGCAATAATACCAGTTTTTCCATCATCATTTGGAATATCCGTAAGATAAACAGTTGATGATTCTCCAAAAATTGTAAATCCAGTTGATTTTATATTGTATCCCGATTTTTTTATATGAAATTGATTTCCAAAGCATACTTCATATTGTGCTAATTGATTTATAGATGCTTTTAAATCTCTTCTAATTTTAACTCTTGTAATATTTGATGTGATAGCATTTCTATCCACTTCATCAATAATATTTTGAACCTTACTGTACTTAAACCGTCCTCCAAATTTATTAAAATTAGTTGATTTGGAATAAGATGTTAATGTATCTAAAATATTAGATTGTAAAGAAGATATTGTGGATGTAAACGAATCATTATAATATACACCAACATCCAGTTCAACATAAAGTATTTTGAGATCGATGATTCTTTGATTAATTCCTGATACCGAGTATTGCCTCAATTTTGATAAAATTTGTTTTTTATTAAAATCACTAACATAAGATCCACCTTTTGGTTTTATACTTATAATAACATTTCCATATTCCGGCGGTTCTAACTCTTCACCACCAACAATAGAAATGGATTCTGTGTCTGGATATATTCTTTTAATGATTGCCTCATAATCTCTTGGTGTAACGGCTCTGTTCTGAGCAGAATATGTCAATGGGGCATAATATCTTACAGAATCAATTGATTCAATATCATTACCACTTTGAGATTTTTGTAAAGTTACTATAGGGTTTGCACTAAATGAAAATATAGCATTTTGTTTATTTCTTAATGATCCGGAAAAAGTAAAATCTGATACTCCATTCGCATTTTCTCCTTCTGTTACCAAATACTTTACTGTGATATAAGAACCATCTCCACTATCTCCCAATTTTTTGCCAAATATTCCATCACCAAATCTTATTTCATATTTTTCATCTTGAACTTCACGTACAAAATAAATCTGTGATGTATTATTAATGTCTATTATATTTTCAACCGCAGAATATTTTATACCCTCCTCATTTTCGTTATCGCTAATAAAAACTGATATGGTTGATGTATCAATAAATGGATTATCCAGAATGAATTTTTGATCTAAAGATCCATCATATACAAATTTTTTAACCAAAAATATCCCTTGATAAATTGTTAAATTTTCAAATGATGCAGTAACAGAAGAATTTTCATCTTGAGTCTGAATAATACCTTTTACATCTTCTATTAATGAAAATGTATATGTTGTATTATCATTAGTACCCGTCGAAAACAAACCAGATTTTAAAGTCACAGTTTCATTTTCTAAAGCAATGTCTTTTGCACTCCAAGATACAGTTGCCTTAGCAGCAGTTCTCGATCTCGGTAAATATCCAATATTTCCTGCCAGTGATACTACGTTTTGTCTAACCGTGGCAGAATCTAAAAATGATTCATTCACTGCCATATTTGTATTAAAGGCAGTGATATAAGTATTATATGCTAATGTATCAATTAGTGCAGAAAAATTAGATCCTTCAAAATCAAAATCCGTGAATGTAGAATTTGCACGGAGATAATCCTTAATGGATGTCTTTATTTGATCGAAATCTAGATTTGTAAACTTAGTGGAAGGCATATTTTATTACCTTGTTGCCTCTAATATGAATGAATATTCTTGTGTTGGAAACTCTTGTCCAATAATATCAAAAAATATAGTAACTTCAAAAGTGTTTTCATCTGGTGATGGATCCACTTGTACACGAACATTATTAACTCTTGGTTCAAAATTGTTTATTGATACAATAATTTGATCCTCAATAACAGAAGCTGTACCAAAATCAACAAAATCGAATAGACTTTTGTGGACATCCGATCCAAATAATGAATTAAAAAACTTTTCTGTGGGTATTGTTTGGACAATATTCCGAACAGAACGACGAATTGCCGATTCATTCTTTAATATTGGTATGTCTTTTGTGATTGGATGAGGTTCAAATGACAAACTTATGTCCTTAAACGCTCTTGATATGCGTGTAACCGCCATCGAACAGAGTTTTTATTTATTTATACCCTAATTTTGAGTATTTTCTTGCTCTTTTGCCGTTTTCCAAAAATAATTCTC